CTCTTTGTTTTTTCTTTTCTAGCAATTCCTTAACTCTGTCTCTTTTTCTTTCTTCTTGTTGTTCTTCAAAACCTAAGAATGTTACAGACGAATCAGTATCTATTTCCAGTAATTCGTTGTTAAACTTACAGTTTTCAAATACAACTCCATCTTTACCAATACGTGATTTGGTGATGGCGATGGTTGCCAAGTTCATTTCTTTTTGTTGTAAAGTCTTAGCCACGGAAATGATAACGTGTCCAACTTGTGCTTTCTTAATAGAACCACCCATCTGGTCGGTGGTAACAACCTCAGAAGATATAGAGCTTCTGTTACCCTGTGTTGCTGTCCATCCAACTAATGATAGTTCGTGACACATCGCCTCAAAACCTCTCATAACTGAACCCTCAGCCTTCCATTCATCTTTACTCGAACTTTCAGGAACCACACAATCAATATAGTCTAAAAGAACCAAGTCAATCTTTGTACCATCAGCAATCATTTTTCTGATTTGGTTTTTGATTTGATTCATGGACATAGAATCCGATGGAAGTTTTTTCAAGATTAACTCGTTCTTCATCGTTTCTTTGATTTCTGTGATTTTAGCCATGACCTCATCTTTGTGTTTTACCAAGTTGTCAGGTTCAATACCAGTCCAAAGTGTGAAGTGTTTACGTTGTACAATTTTTGGGTTGTCCTCAAAGAATATTTGAAGGACGTTATAACCAAGATTAAACGCAGTATTCGCAATCTTTGTAAGGATAGTAGTTTTACCGACACCTGTAGGTGCTAAGATAACACCAATTTCTCCTTTTGCCAAACCACCTTTAAGTAGTCGGTCAATTCCTGGTATTCCCATCGCAATTGGATGACGGAAGTCTTCATCAAGAACTGTGTCAAGATTAGAGAAGATATCAGTTGTACCTGTATCTCTTTCCCCAACCTGAAGAGCTTCACGGACCAAACCTTCAACCTTATCATAAGATTCAAAGTCACCTTCCGTAATGATTTTTTGGGCTTTGTCCATCGCCTTCTGAAGTTCTTGTTGTTTACAGAACTTCAACGCTTTCTCTTGAACGAACTGAGTCCCTTCAAATGGTGCGTCTTTTACTTGTTTGATAGTGTCAAGGACAATTTTTGCAACTAACTCTTGTGAAATCTCAGATTTAACAATCTGTTCGAGTGTGTCAAAATTTGGTGTTGATTGGTACTTTACGTGATACTCCTTAATCATTTGCAAGATAATCTTGAAGTATTTGTTGTCAAAATATGAACTCTCGATTACGTCCATAATCGACGCCGAAAATTCTTTATCGACGACAATTTGGTTTAAAAGCTGTATTTGAAATGTTGTTCCTAAGTAATCAAAATTTTTGTTCATATTGTATTTTTTCGTTCGTCTGTTTTATTAAATATTCACTTGTTTAGGTCAAAGTTCAAATATTCTAAACTTAATTTTTGACCTGAAAAAATGTCAGTTAATTCTCGGAGAACGTCTTTCAAAAATGGTCGTACATCAACTGTATAACGAACTTTTGGCGGGAATAATTTTCCATCAAAATTTCTATGACAAATTGTCTGTTCTCCAATTTTTACATAAATGTTGAATTCTTCCTTTTCATCGGTGAACGATGTGTCCATAATTGCAGGGTCTGCAACAATAGCATCTTTGTTGTCCATCATGTAAATAACCGTCTTCATTTTCAGGTTGTACTCAAGCGATTCTTTTAGTCGTTTAACAAAGTCGTATAACTCCAAAGAATTTTTTGCTTTCGGGTTATACCCTCGAACATTAAAGAATCTTTGGACAACGATGTTGTCGTTCAACGTAAGTAAGAATTCCATTTTGGTGCTGTCTTGCTCTTTCATAATTTAATTTTTGTTTGTATTTCTTTTTTCTTTTCTTGTTAATTTCATAAAAGGTTTGAGGAAGTTAACCCAAGCATCATTGTCTTTGGGCAAATACTTAAAGAGACCATCTTCCATCATCATTCTCATTAAGTTCTTATATCCCCTATCCGTAGGGTCTATAGTGTCTGTTAAAATTTGCTCTACCAATTCTTTTCCATTCTCAGTTATTAAAGGGTTTGTAAGGTCGACTATCTTTTTGTTTGTTGTATAAAACTCTTCTCCAAGTATAGTTGATTTTGTTTTACCAGTCAAAAGATTTGTCAATGTTTTGGAAGGTTTGTCTTGCGGGATATTTCGTGCACAATCCATGATTTCTTCGATAGTGCATGGTTTCTCCTGCAATTGAGGGAATAACTTAACTAAAGTTTTTTCACCAAGTCCCTGAATACCATCAATGTTATCCGATTTATCTCCCGTAAATACTTTTGTTAACAATACATTATAGTGAGGTATGTCCACTTTGTTGATGGATATCATATCTCCGTTTTTAAAGTATTGTTTTGTGATTGGGGAGTAGATGGTCACATTCTCAGAGATAAGTTGTGTAAGGTCTTTATCCGCTGAAAAAATGATAATCTGTTCGTCTTTAGATATCTTACAATAATATGCGATGAGGTCATCAGCTTCGTTGTCTTCAACCTCAATTTGTCTTACAAATATTTCTTCAAGATATTGTTTAACACGAGACCTCTGATACAAATACGATTCGTATTTATACTCATTCATACTTTCTCGTCTGTTCTCTTTGTATTGGGGGTATATAGACTTTCTGATAGATGAATTTGAATCACCATCCCAAAACACAACAACTTTATCATGGTTGTGTTCTTCAAGGAATTTACGGAGTATATTCACAAAGTGGTATACTCCGCCCACGTGGTCTCCGTTGTTGAAAACATCTTTGGCTCCGTGGAATCCTATCTTAAATAAATTATTACCGTCTACTAATAGTGTCTTAATCACATCTGTGATTTAAAGGGTGAAACAATATACTAATCTTCTTTTTCTTCTTTTAATTCAAAATCAATTGAACTAACTCCAAGAATATCTTTCCAATATTCTGCGTATTCTTTCTTGTAGTTTTCAATCGAAGCCTTCTCTTCAGATGCTTCTTTACCTGCCAAGAATCCGTGTGGTGTCACAATAATCTTTCCGTCTTCATAACCTAATCCATTGATGTGGTTTTTCATTACGGATACTTTTGTTCTGATTGCAAACTTAACACTTCTTTTGTCTTTTGTTGCAGTAATTTTATTTGTTCCCGCACCTTTTTGGTTTCCAAATAAGAATACCAAAGATGAGTTTAACCAAATAGCTTCACCACCTTTTGCTTTAATTTTTGGTTGTCCAAATGGATTGTCAGGTAATTCAACCCAAGGTTGATTTACAATAACCAAAGTGTTTTCGTATTTTGAATCAGATTTACGTGAACCTGAAATACGTTGGTTGATACCCATACCAATCTTATCTGCCAATACAGATGCGTTGTGTTGTTTACCACCTTTACCATCGTAAGTCATCTTACATGGAACTGAACCAACAGAATCCCACAAGAATAATAAACTGTAATCCAATTCACCTTTTTCTTGAGCGTCTAACAAACTGTTGATGTAGTCTGTGATTTGTTCAATGTAATCAAAGTCATTGTTGAAGATGTAAAAACCATCCCAATCAATTTCCCCTGTTTCCTCATCAACTACTTCTTCACATTCAAAACCCATAAGTTTTGCATGTTCAAAAGACCATTTTTGTTCTGTGATAATGAACACAGGTAGAATACCTTTCTTCTGAGCATCAACCGCAGCTTTAACCAAAGCAGTCGTTTTACCCGTATCTGAGTGACCCAAGAACATATTCAAGTGTCCAATCGCAGGACCAGGTAGTCCAACCGCATCCAAGAAGTCAGGACCTAAGTCAAAAAATCTTTGTGGTTTGTATTTAGCAGAAGTAGAGAATTTCTTCTTTACCGAGCTAAAATCGTTTTTCTTAATTGCCATAATGTTTTGCGTAAAATTCTTTTATGGTTACAAGTTTATCTGACGCGTTTGCAAGTTTCTCGACGAAATTATCCATCTCTTCCAAATGTTGTGGGTGTTCACCAATCCCTACAGCATTTTCCATATAAACCATTAATATTGCCTCAGCCTCAGCAACTTCACTCTCGTATTTCAATACAAGAGATTCAAACATTCTTTTTCCAATTCTATTTTGCATGTGTTGTTTTTTTCTTGATTAAATAAAAAAAGCATGGACACTATGTTAATGTAAGTGTCCATGCTCTGTTAAATTAGAATGGTAATTCTGAGTCAGTTTCGTCGTTAGCCTGTGGGTCAACAGACGGTGTAGATTTACCACCACCAATAGATGTTGTTGATTCGAGGTCGTTTGCATAAACGTATCCACCTTTTTCAGAATCCCACTTTGGAGTTTCTCCACGAGCAATTGCCTCAAGGTAATCAACAGGTTTCTTAGAATATACATCCATCCAAGTCAACTCGTCATTAATCCAAGCGTCAGCCTGAGCTTTGTCTTCATGTACAGAAGTTGGGTCATCGTACATGATTGTAGAGATACTTGTGTACTCTTTACCCGCAGGTGTTTTAGATTTAGTCAATTCGATGATAAGGTCACGTCCTTTTTCAGGGTCAGTGATATCACCTTTGTTTCTCCAAATCGGAATGATTTTATCCAAGATACCATCATTCTTATAGTTGTGTTTAAATCTCCAAAATTTAACCCCATCTTCCTCGTTATCACGGTCGATAACTTTAACGATGTAAAATCCTCTCTTTTTTCTT